ACTCAAAAATGAATCCTGTGTTTTTAAACTTTGAATGTTTAATATTTTTCATCAATTATATAATTTCTCTGATATAAATATACTTTTCTTTTAGATTATTACTTATCTCCCAAATTCTCTGTCAAAATCGTTTTCTTATTACCATCCATATCTTTAAATACTTCCAAATATGAATTTTTTCTTGGTTTGTATTTAACAGACCCTTCTTTTTGTTTAAGAGTTTTGATTCCTAATGGGTCTCTTCCTTCAGGATGGTCATCTTTACCATATCTAACCGGGTCTTTGGGTCTACCAACTTTATCCTCTTCTGCTAATTCATTCTTTATTTTATTTATCTCTTCCTCAACATCAGTTGGTCCTTCTGTACCTGTTTCTTTTGCTGGGTCAACACCTTGAGTTTCAATTTGAGTCAAACGGAATGCTTGTTTAGTATCTTCTAATACTGATACTGTTTGCTCATCTTGCTCATCTTGTGCCATTCCCATAATAGATTCGTACATCCATTCTTTAGAGAACATTTTAGTTTGTTGCATTTGTTGAATCAATGCCACTTTTGAAGTATATAATTCAACTTTTTCTTGTTCATATATTTTGGATGGAGTAGTTAACTCAATAGAGAAATCAACTAAAGCATCATCTTCTATACCTTGTGAGTATAAATGTACTATTGCTATTTTTGTTAATTCCGAAACTACAACTCTTTGAATTCTTTCAATAGTTTTTGCAAATCTAACATCTTGTGCTGCAAGTGTTGCTTTGCCATTAATATCTTCTTCATATCCTAAATATGCTTTTGGAATTTTCAATGCTGCCATCAACTTACCCTTTAAGTAGTTGATGTCATCAATCATATTATACTCCAAACCTTTCAATGTATCAATTGAAGTACCATTATCACTACCACGAACTGGCATATAATAATCTTCAATTAAGTTTTGAATGTTATATTTTAGGTTATATTCACCTGTTCTTTCATCCATAAACGGAACTTTCTTAGAGGCGTTGATAATTTTCTGCATATAGTTATCAACCTCCGTTGGTGGAATATTACCAACATCTATTTTGAAAATTCTCTTTTCGGGTGCTCTCATAATACGGTGGATTAACATCGCATCTTCCATTAACATCAATTGTTTCCAAACTCTTCTACCACCTTCAATCATAGATTTTCCATAAGGTAAAAAGTTTGCATCTGAATTTAAACGGAAGTGAGCAACTTCATAGTTCTCATATTCCTTTTTGTTTCCTGCGTTAGCAGGAGCATATCCACTATTTGGATTCATAAATGGTGAGTAAACAAATTTTACTCTTTGTGGATTATTTGGGTCAAATCCTTCAACACGGCTTGTTTCATAAACCGACATTGGTACAACATTTACGATACCAATTCCTTCAGCCATTTCTAATTGTAAAAATAAATCTCCGTATTTTACTAAATTTCTAACCCAAGGCCATAATGTAAACTCTACGTTCATTATATCGTAGAATAAATTTTCTAATATTTGTTTTACATTATCATCTGGGTGATGTATTTTTAATACATTTCCTTGTTCGTTTTTTGCAGTACACTCATCTGCAAATATATCTAAAGCCGATGATAAAATCGGGTCCATATCCATTGAATCATAATCTCTAAATAAATCGATACGAACTTGCTGATATGCTTGAGCTGATTCTATTAAACCTCCACTATATTGTGGGGTTCTCATACGCATATACCTATCTATTAGGTTTGTAGTTAGATACTGATTTTCATCGGTATCAATTACCTTTATACCTTTTTCCGTTTTACGGACTATTGTTTGTGTAGAAAATAGTTTTTGTAACCTACCAAAAAATGATTTATCTGATGCCATTCCTTTTTAAAATTATTTTGTTAAATATATGGAAAATATTTGAAATTTCCAAATATTACCACTTTCTGCAAGACCAGTATCTTGCTTTCCATCTTGGACCAGGATTATCACAATTGTGTCTTGCTCTAAAACTTCTTCTTCTATCCGGATTCGATTTTTTAATTCTCATATTTGGGTCACCAAAGTTAACCTTAACAACGTTTCCCTTATCGTTCTTAACATATACTTTGAATTTTTTAACATCTCCTTGCATTGGTTTTCCCAATTGAACTTTTCTTCCCTGATATTCTGCTTCATAAACACAAGGACAACTTGCTTCAGCAAGATATTGTGTGTACTCTCTCATAAACTGAACGAACTCTTTCATATCTTGTCCGTTTTCTACATCGTATTCGGTTGGTTCATTTTCTTCTGCTTCTTTAACAGGAACACAATTTGGTACTTCTCTACCATCTTTTTTCTTAGTTCCAACCATTTCGTATCCTTTCCAACATGGATTATCCATTTCTTTCAATGGTTCTAAGTTTACGAGTCCGCCTAACTTTATCATTTTAATTTATTTTAATAGTTTCAACATATAAATATATAAAAATTAACGAAGTAACCAAGTTAGGTTTTCTTTTTCACCTCTACCCAAATCCATTTCATATGGATTTTTTTGTTGCCAATTTGATGTATATACTCCTATGTTGTTTTGTATTGTAGTTGAATTTAACATATTTCGTGTCAAATCTATACCTTCTTGTCTTAATCTCAATGCGGTGTTTCTAACCCATAAACCAATCGATAACGCCATCGTTAAGTCATCATTATAACCCTTCATTGCTTCAGCTCTACCCCCATTCCAAATAAATGTAAATAATTCATCTATTAATCTACTTGAACGAATAAGGATATCTTTATCTTTCATATAATTGTCTAATGCCGAAATAATTAAAGGACGGGTTTTTGATGTTGTTGAAAATCCGGCGACCATCTGTCTTTCCTGTCTATAATATTTGTTACTCATCTGTCTTTCTACATCAACATATTGTAAATCGTTACTCATATAGAATAGATTTGGGTATCCTCTATCAATTACTTGCTGAATAGCTGCCCAACCCACATTTGAGTTTTCTATTACTAATAATGCGTTGTTGTATTCCGTTGCTAATGCAGTTAAGAAGTTTCCAAAATCTTTTGTGTCTATTTTACCCCTATATTCTCCAACTTGCGATGAATCTTCGATATCAATGATTTGAGCAGTAGAATAGTCACTACCATCTCCTCTCGCCACGTCGGCAGATATCATATATTGTCTGTTGTAATTTGGATGTTCCCATATCCAAAGGTTTCCATCGAATCCTCTTTTTTCTACGGGCTCCATTACATATGTTTCTTTGTACCAACTTAATAAAGCAGGGTCAATTACAGTATCACCCGAACCAATAAAGTCACAATCACATTCTTGTGCTGCTCCCTTTGCTCCTAAGATACGAGTTTGTTCATCTCTCCACGCTTGATTTCTTTCGGGATGTACAGTCCAATGTAAATTAATACAATTGAATCCATTTGTTCCGTTTTCACCTTCAACCCACATTTTGTGGAACCAGTTACCCACACCATTTGGAGTAGATAATACAATAGCAGAACCACCTGTTGATAGCGTTGATTGAGCCGATAACCAAATTTCATCAATATCTCTAATAAATGCCGCCTCATCCACAACTAATAGGGATAGGGCTTCAGAACGTCCGGCATCAGGTGAAGATGCGATTGCTTTTACTTGAGAACCATTTTTAAGTTTAAGTGAAAGTTTGTTATCTTCGGATGCTGCGGTTGAGCCATCTCTTAACCAAATAGGAAGTAAATCGTGCATTACTCTTACTTTCTCTACTAAGTTTTTTGCTACCGTTACTTTTGTTGCAATAACCAACGCATTGAAGTCTTGATTGAATATCATCTTCCAAAGAATATAACCGGCAGAAAGTGTTGATAAACCTAACTGCCTACTTTTAAGAATGATATTAAAGCGATTATCTTTAAAATCTGTTAAACAATTTTCCTGAAATGGGTATAAATGAAATGGTATTTTACCACGAGTGGGGTGCTGAATAACACAATACTTTTTCATAAAGTATATTGGGTCTAGCGCACACTTTTTATACTCATCGGCGATGATTTCTTTTAGAGTCTTTTTAGGTTGCCCTTGAACACTCATTATTTTTTAACTTTTATTTTCCAATAAGTACCAAAGCCAACATATGGAGAAAATCCACCAGTAGTACC